GGGCATCTTTAAAGTGAAGAAGAATCCTCTGCCGTGGGTGGAAGAAATGATTAATGCTCCTACTCACACAAACTTCTTTGAAAATCGTAGCACAGACTATGCTCGTGGTGCATTGAAAGGCACATGGGGTGATGTGTGGGCATAAAGCCAAAGTTCGTAAAGTACTTTGCTACTATAGCAGAAGAGACAGCAAAACTCTCTTCTGCTCTAAAACTACAAGTAGGGTGCGTTATTGTAAAAGATAATCGCATCTTGTCTGTAGGATACAACGGTACTCCTGCAGGTTGGGACAATGCATGTGAAGATATTATAGATAACGGCACTAATATATACATGACAACGAATCCAGAGGTAATTCATGCCGAAGCAAATTGTCTGATGAAAATGTGCCGGTCTACAGAATCGAGCAAAGACGCAGCTCTATTTGTAACCCACACACCGTGTATAGAGTGTGCGAAGCTTATCTATCAGGCAGGCGTCTCACAGGTGTACTATATAAATGATTACGATGCAACAAAAGGTTGCGGGAAAGACTTTTTAGAAAAGGCAGGAGTAGTAATATGTCAAGTATCATAATCAAGAAAACAATAGAGTGCGAAGAGTGTGAAGCAGAATACAAAGTCCGTCACGATATGTCGGACAGGTATTATGTGGTTAGTTTTTGTTCTTTTTGTGGAGTAGAGTTAGATATTGAAGCATCACTTGATGACTTTATAGTTGAAGATGAAATAGAAGGTGATTGGTAATATAGTAATGCACACAGTTTCCGTAACAGAAGTAAAGCACTATAGCGACAGGCTGTTTAGTTTCCAAACTAACAGACCTAAATCATTTAGATTCAAGAATGGTGAGTTTGCTATGATAGGATTGCCAGCAGACAAATGTGAAGGCAAACAGCTATTCAGAGCATATAGCATTGTGAGTACCTGTTACGATGACCATATTGAATTCTTAAGTATTAAAGTACCAAACGGACCTTTTACAGAATTACTACAACATTTACAACCAGGTGACGAGATAGTAATCAAACCCAAGACTGTTGGCAGTTTAGTTATTGACTATTTAAAACCTAAGCAAAACCTTGTTATGTTAAGCACTGGCACAGGCATTGCTCCGTTTATGAGTATTATAGGAGATCATGAAACTTATGATAGATTTGAAAATGTCTACTTATTTCATACAGTAAGAAACATTGACGAATTAGCCTATCTAGAAAAAATTAAAGAGCTTGTTGACATATTCCCCAACTTAGTGTATATTAATACTGTGACCCGTGAACCTTACATAAGATCTGGAAGGTTCTGGAACTACATTGAAGACCATTTACCAAGTGGTTTTACTAAGAGTAGGGACACAGTTATGGTGTGCGGCAGTCCGGAATTGAACAAGACTTGCCGCACATTATTTAAGAGTTTAGATTGGGAAGAAGGCAATACCGGCGAGCCCGGAGATTTTTTATTGGAACGAGCGTTTGCAGATTAGGAGAAATTAGCATGGCATCAGGACAATGGGCTGGCGGCAAGGGCAGCACCCAACGCAAAGTAGATAAGAAAAAGTACAGCGATAACTGGGATGCGATCTGGGGAAAAAAAGGTGACATAAATAGTGTTTCTGATAATGAGGAAACACTTGATGCCAGCCCTGAAGAAGAAGAAGCGCAAGAAGAAAGAGCCGATAGTACATAAGGTTTATTGCACGTACTTTCCTAACGGCGATTACTATATAGGTTATTCAGGCAAAACACAAAAGCTATACGAAAAATATTATGGCAGCTCAAGGTATGTCCTAGAGTACGAAGGACAACTTGAGAAAGAAACGATTGCAGAATACGACAAGAAGTCGTGGGCTAAAATGCAGGAATTTCTCCTTCAATGGCAACAACGACACGATCCTAAGTGTCTCAATTCCATGCTCAATATCCGATTAAATAAGGAACCGTTGGCAGCTTTCGAGCCGATAGAGTGGTCACCAAAATGCTATTCATAATACTATTGCTATTTTCGGCATTAGCAGTATCTACAGTTGCAGGTTACTTTTCGATTGTCGGTCTCATGGCAATTTTTCCGGCAGCAGCAATTCCTATTCTCGCAATGGGTGTTGTATTAGAAGTTGCCAAACTTGTCACGGCGTCTTGGCTTTACCGATACTGGAACAAGACAGCACTCGCCATGAAAGCATATTTCACATTAGCAGTAATTATCCTGTCGATTATTACTTCAATCGGTATCTTTGGCTTTCTGAGTAAAGCCCACCTTGAACACAGCGTCTCTGCGGGCGATAACACGTTACAGGTAGCTAGACTCGATCGGCGCATAGAAAACGAGCAGAGACGCATCACAGACGCTCAGACGGTGCTAGATCAGCTAGACACTACAGTACAAACCCTTATAGACTATGATCGAATCAGGGGTGAAGACGGCGCTATAGCTACACGAGAGAACCAGGCTCCGGAAAGAAATCAGTTGAACACAGCCATAGATGATGCAATATCTGCCATTGATTTGCTGTCGGAAGAAAAGCTGATTCTAGACACAGAACAGCTCCTGATTGAAGTTGAAGTCGGTCCGTTACTTTATGTTGCCGAAATGATTTATGGCAACACAGACAAAGAAACACTTGACAAAACTGTCAGATTTGTTATAATATTATTAATACTTGTGTTTGACCCGTTGGCTATCTTACTAGTGGTTGCAGCAAATATAAGCATGAAGGAGCGTAAAGGTGAGTCTATCACTTTCATCTCCGAGAAAGACTTTGAACCTGAGTCAGAAGATTTTGGTATAGAAGAAGCTCAGGATGAGCAATCCTCGGATGATATGGACATCACTGAAGACGATATGCGGCACGTACAGCGGCTTGATAGAAGAGTCCGCAAAAAACTTGAATGGTTAATTGATAACAAAGGATCTAAATTATGAGCAACTACCACCGTGAAAGAAATAAAGCAGTATGGCAAGGCAATCTACTTCATTGCCTGAGGCACAACGAGTGTTATGTACAGTTTGAAAAAGTTGATGGCACCATCCGTGATATGAAATGCACTCTACAAGAGTCGGTGGTTCCTGTTACAAAAGGTACCGGTAAAGCCAATCCTGTAGGTGTTCTCACCGTATTCGACACAGAAAAGCAAGGCTGGAGAACTATCAAATTTGATAAGTTAATTGATTTTTCAATTCAAACTGAGTACGTTCGATCTGCTGACTGATGTGGGATTATAATAACGTCACACATGTGAATATAGAAATATCTAGTCTATGCAACTCTATTTGTGCATGGTGTCCTAGATATGAAAATATGTCTCCTGTGGTAAATAGACAGTTATCTCCTCAGTACGTTACCATCGAACAATTTAAAAAATGGTTTCCAGTGTCATTCACGAGTAAAGTAATCCATTGGACATATTCCGGTGATTACGGTGATGCTGGAACCAATCCCGACCTCATTGAAATATTCAGATACACATTCAACTGTAATCCACTAGCAAGTGTTCAAGTTAATACTAACGGAGGCATGAAGTCTTCTGAGTTTTGGAAAGAGATAGGTGAACTTTTCGCTGGATATCCTCAGAGAAAAATAATATTCTCAATAGATGGATTAGAAGATACCAATCACATCTATCGAAGAAATGTCAAGTGGGACAAAGTGTATCAAAATGCAACTGCTTATCTAAAAGCAGGTGCGATTGGTATATGGGAAGCACTTGTCTTCCAATACAATCAACACCAGACTGAAGAAATGAAATCACTTGCAGATGAAATGGGATTCTCAGAAATAATTTTTAAAACTCCACAGGGGTTTGAAGGTGGTCCTATAAAAGTTAGAGACAAAAATCAAATTGTTTTATATGAAATTCATCCTACAGACACAAGTCAAATACAAAAACCCCATATAAAGTTAAATGGAAAAAGGGCAGAGGATCTGGACTATGCTACAATTAAAGTCAATGTAGAGTCAAATTACAAGGACTCAGGGGGTGACACAAAATGTTTTTCCATGCGTAACGGAGAAAATTCATTTGAGATTCGAGTTACTTCGTGGGGAGACGTTTATCCTTGCAGTCATTTTGGTCATCTGTCTTTGTATCCCAGAGAACATCAACAAATACAAAAAGCACAGATGATCGATTTATTCAAATACAAAAAGATATCCTTAAAAGAAAATACTCTAAAAGAAATATTAGACTCCGACCCATTTAACAGTATATACAGCAGTTGGAAAGAAAAATCTTGTTTGACTTGTTGGATGAACTGCGGTGAATCAGTGAATAAACAATCTACTATGCAAAAAATATACAATAATCAATAGAACAGCTTGACAACATACCTCCTAGGTGTTATAATTATTACTATAATTAAATAAGGAGTCCTATATAATGGCAAAACGAAAACGCAGTACTTATGTTCTTCCAGAACCTAAATGGCGAGAATTCAAAGAGTACACCGCCGAGGCAGACCGTGAGAAGGCATTTCGTGACTGTGAGTATTTCACTCACTACGAAGTTGCCGACAAGTCTGGTGTGCCTCACATCAAGAAGTGGATGAAGGCGAATTTTCCGGCAGATGATGTAACAATCATTTTGAAGTCGCCTGACTCTACTTTCTATTCTATTGCAAAGTATGGTTACATTTGGTCTAAACTTGGCTACATAACACAAGCACACGATACTTACTTGCAATCTATTAAAGATGATTTGGTAGCGAAGGGTACTGCCTATGTTACTGACAAAGAAGATGCACCTAAGGTTGTGTCTATCAGAAAAAATCTCGATAACTTTCTCGATGGTGTCGAAGATACACAAGTTAAGATCGCACAAAGCGGCACGGTCAATGTAGAATCTTTTGTTGAAGGCTACAAACTCAATGCAGCAGAACTGACTACAGCATACAAAAATCTAGACGAGATGGCATTTGAGTGGCGTGAACTCTTGACACTTCGCAATCTCAAAGGCGAATTGAGTGAGTGGGACCAGCAGTTAGTAGAAGGCTACAGTCATCTCAAACTGTCTACAATCAAAAAGCTCGTAGAGTTTTTTGCCCAGTTGCAGACAGGGCTACTTGAAACTAAACAGTCTAAGAAGATTGTACGCATTCGCCGCAAGAAGCCTACAGACAAGAACAAGGTTGTTCGCCGCCTCAAGTATCTCAAAGAGTTTACCGAACTTAATATTAAGTCAGTTGATCCTGTAGACATAATCGGCGCAAGTGAAGTGTGGGTATATGACACCACCCGCAACAAGATAGGTGTGTATGCATCTGAGTATGAAGGCACTCTGAGTGTGAAAGGTATGAGTATAGATAACTACTCAGAAGCAAAGTCTTACGAGAAGACAATGCGAAAGCCTGAAATACAAATGCCAGAGTTTATGGCAGCTAGGAAGAACGGACTGCACAAATATGTTGACACTATTAAAGGCAAGAAGCTCTCAGCACGGAAGCGATTACTTCCTTCAATGGTTATTGTGAGGGTTATATAAAATGATTGTCATCGACTTCAACCAGGTAGCTATTGCTGCATTTATGGGCGAAATGGGTCATCGTGGCGGCACAGACGTTGAGGTTAATATCCCTCTCTTGCGTCACATGATACTCAATACAATACGAAACTATAAGAACAAATTCTCAGATGAGTTTGGCGATGAGGTAATTATCGCTTGCGACAACAGACACTATTGGCGCAGAACTGTTTTCCCTCAGTATAAGAGTCATCGTAAGAAGGCACGAGAGGATAGTGGATACGATTGGTCAGCGATATTCAATGGGTTAAACGCTATCCGCAATGAGTTGGAAGAATACTTTCCTTATCCGGTGATTGACGTTGATGGGGCAGAGGCAGATGATGTCATAGGTACACTTGCTGAGTATTCACAGACAGCAGGTGGAAGTGGCGGACTGTTCGATGAAGGAACAGCAATACCTTACTTAGTATTGTCAGGCGACCACGACTTCAATCAGTTGCAGAAGTGGAGTAACGTGAAGCAATATGCGCCTGCACAGAAGAAGTGGATAAAGATCAAAGAACCCGCTGCACAAGTATTGATGGAACACATTATCACAGGCGATAAGGGCGATGGTGTACCTAATATGTTATCGCCTGATAACTCTTTTGTTGATAGTATACGACAAAAACCTATCAAAAAGGTATTGTTAGCTGAATGGAAAGTAACAGCACCCGAGAAATGGATCACGGCTGATATGTCTCATGGCTATAATCGTAACCAGCAACTCGTAGACTTAACAAAGACCCCACAGGCGATTAAAGATAACATCATAAATAGTTACGAGAAACAACGAGGCGGAGATAAGTCTCAGTTATTGAACTACTTCATCAAAAACAAACTGAAAGGTTTGATAGATGTTATGGCAGATTTCTAGGAGAAAAATATGAGCAAAAGAGAAGTATTGATTGAAGTTGACAACTTTGAAACAGAGGAGGAAAAATTAATAAAATCCCTCGCTGAACCTAAAATGATTGTAGAAGAAGATGAGTTAGAATCTATTGGAGATAACGATGCAAAGTAATTTTAGACAAGTGAATGAAGGATTCAAGTGGGTTTTTTCAGTAGATCAACCCGAAGAGCAAGTAGCAAGATTGAAGCAATGGGCAGAAAAAAATCAAACTGTTGTGCCTATGGTTCGTATGGGTGTAGGGGCAGAGAAACCTGATTGGCGACTGCCTGAAGGCATGCCGAAGACTACTAAGATAGATAAAGACATTCCTGAGGGAATGGGTGAAACTACACTAACACTAGAGTGGCGTAGAGTCCGACAGTTTTTTGATCCTAACAGCAACATGAATAATCTTGTTGAGTGGAAACGTGAACAACAGTGGGTAAATATCTTAGAATCTATTCAAGTTGATGAAGCTGAGGTTCTCACCGCAGTGAAAGATGGGGAACTCTTGTCTCTCTATCCTAAGCTAGAGAAGTGCCTACCCATTCTTGGTATAGAGGAGTATAATAAACCGCCTCGAAAAAGCGCCAAGAAGAAAGCCACTACAAAGACTGCTAAAACTCCTAGGGCTAGGAAAGGAAAATCAAACCCAGATGAGGTAGTTGTCTGATGAGGAATTTTGTTCATTTAAACACTGAGCAAATAGCACCCTATATCAAGGATGATCCTGTACGTCCTCATATATCAGCAGAGGCTAGAACAACAGGCAAGAGAACATCTTTTGCGTTAGTAGAAGGTAAAAATGTATTAGCAATAATATGTTGTGCTTTCACTTACGGTGTTCCTAAGACTGAAGCTGATTTAGATGAAAAAGATGGATTTGATATGATAGTATCTCCCTACACCGTTTGGTCGTACTCAAAAGGTGCCGGGAGAGAAATTATTTTTAATTTATTAGAGTTTGTTAAACAAGAGCATAAAGAAATGGGCAAAAGATATTGGCCTAGAATTGTCACTCTCTCACCCAAAACTGATATGGCTGAGAACTTTCATTTAAAAAATGGGGCAGTATTGTTGAGTGAAAATGATACTACTAATAACTTTGAGTATATTCTTTAGTCTTCGGGACGATACTTGTCGTACTTCATCCCAAGCTGATAACCTTCGGGTAGTGGCTCGTGTTTAGGAACTAGGAAAGCTCCTTCAGGGCCACATATCCAACGCTTGCGTACACGATTCTTCCAGGCTTCATGCATCTTTTGTCTGGTAGAGTCCTTGTGTTTTCTGCCGTGCATTGGGTTCATGTAGTCTTGGCGAGTACCAGTCATAGTCTTTTTAATCTTAGACTTGTGAGATTCTGTTAGACCGTCTTTGTGTCCGTGATTAGCCTTAACACCGACGCCTATCTTTAACTTAGTCTCTATGGTGTGTTTGCTTTTAGCTCTTGCTTTGTCTATGTCAACTTCTATTCTATTTTTGGCAGCATACTCACGCACTGCCTCTACAGTAGCAGCACGGGTAAGCATCTCACGAGGCTTAGGAACTTTTTGAACATCCTTGTTCTCTACAATGTAGTGACCTTCATTGGTCTTGAATAGAAAGTATGACTTGTTCATTATAGTATAGTTGTACCTTGTGTTGG